TCAAAACTTATTGCATTCAATCTTGTAAATTTTCAGTACATTCTTGTAGCGCGAACTCCATACGATAAAACACGATTCCATTTGTATCAACTTGCGTGGTAAATATAACTTCTTCCATACTATCTACTGTATCAGCAAACTGGCAATTCATTATTGTTAAATCTTCGCCATTCGCAGGTATTCCATCTACTAAATATTTCATCACTGTTGCATACGGAATACTATCTAGGGACGACTCAGCCGGTACTTTAAAATCTAATCTGAAAGTATGTCGCCACTGAGGAAAGCCGCCACGTAGTCCTAAAGCTGTTGCTACATGAGATAATAACATTCCGGGAGTTGCTAACTTATCTAATGCGGTCGTATAACTAGGATATTCTGGCAACCCAGGAGCAAATTTATAAATAGCTTCAGCTTCTCCGTCTACAGATGCTAATATTTGAGGTATAGTTAACCATGTGGCTATCATTGTATCCATTAGATCATTTAATATCAGCATATTTATGCGTTTAAATTCTTAGCTATCATCTTCTCAATCGCAGCTGTAACTTTTAACTGATTAGAAGGCGATAAACCGAACCAATCGGCCCACAGCATATTACCGGCAGCTTTTCTTTCTTGTACAGGATCTACAAAACCTATACCTATTACTTTAACAGTCTTACTCCCAGTACTAGACAAAACTACTAACGCCGATAGCATTGCGCCAGTTTCGGTTAAATCTCTTAATCCAGATTTTCCTAGATAGCGTTTGTACGCGGCGCGATTTTGAAACTTAACCGATGAACCAGTAATTCTAACTGCGTTTTTTATTTTTGACTGAGCTCGACGTAAACGTGGTCCGGAATTTCTAGTATCGATTATCCTTGCCCCGGCCCTACGTAATGAGTTTAAAGAAGCTATCGTTATATTCCCTGATTTAATAACAGCTCTTCCGTTCGATTTACCTAACTTAATATATACCGGCTTAGGAGAATACGGCGGCATCGGCTCATCAAATATTCCAGTATTACTTTTTTGAACTCTTTTTACTAACTGTTTAATAGCGAAAGTACCTATAGTATTTACTTGTTCAGGCTTTAAAGCGACAGAAGATATCTTTTGAAAAGAGGGTACTTTAACTTTAAAAATTATCATATCCATGTTCTCTTATAACTACGTATTGCGTTTTTTACCGGAGCAGGGATAATCTCATTATTCTCTATAGCTAGCTCATCTTGCAAAAAATCATTAGCAGCGGTTATTAAAATTGCGCGTCTAAGTTTTTCTGGAATCTCTCCTAGAAATATCTTACCAGAGCCTTCATCTGTTATATCTATTGCAGCTCCAATAGGAGTAGCAGCTAATTGTAAATTATCTCCACTAACATTTATTGCGTAATAATTGGTAAATAGCGCTAAACCTCCCGGTACAAGGGGGGCTGTATCATCATCATATGCTAATTGTAACCGAACTATCTCTCCGTTGGTATAAGGATGGCCGGTAGCTGTTATTACATTAGAAATGACATCTATTGATGTTACAAGTGTCGAATAGCCGCATACTGTATTTATTCTAAATGCCTCAAAATCTGCTAAAAAGCTGCCCCATATCTGCCCAGGAAATAGCCCTATAGTAGTATACGGATCACTAGTCATCGATTTAAAATATACAGTAGAGGCTACTAGTGACTCGTTACCATAAGGGTCATAAATATAAACTCCATTTATTTTCCTAACTGGAGGCATTCTTAATGTAAGAATATCCATAGGTTGTTCTATGTCGTAGCTTATTATCTGATCCACTACGCGAGTCACTAGCGCTCTACCCGTATATTCCTCTACCGCTTGTCGAGCCATCACAATCTTCTGCGCAAGATTATCTTTTTGCGTTTTAATTTTTACATTTGCAGCATTTAGATAATCTTGAATACCTAAAGGCTCCCCTATTGGCGGAGTTACTTCCCGCAATTCAGGAATTGTTATGTATCTTCGTTCGGACGGCTCAGAAAGCATAGAATTATTTCTTCTTAGGAATGTTTACTTCTTCGGCTTCGGCCCCGGCCAATTTGGACTGGCTGGATTCTGTTGATAATGCATCTTTTTTACCTTCGTCTTTCTTTATCTCCTCTTTAACCTCTTCGGCAAATTTATCACGAATTAAAGATTTGGCTAAATCAAGGGGCAGCTCAACTGTCTGCCCCTTGAAGCCAGTTTCAAGATGAATCCCATCTTTAGCGTATCTAATAGGATTCAGGAATTTAACTAGCATCACTCACCTTTTAATTACTACGCCGCCATAAGCGGGCTAGGATCAGTTCCCGGTTCTAGAGTAGCGAACTGAACGTGGCCGATTACTCCGACAACCACACTACTAATTCCGGTGCCAGTGAAGTCAAGGTTAACGCGGATATAACGCTTCTTACCGAGATAGCCTTGCTTATTGACGGTATTAGGCGCAACAGCCGCAGCTACGGCCCCTCCGACAATATCGGCGGCAGCTACGTTAGTAAAATTAGCGGCCACCAAATCATCAGATTCTTGCAATGCAGGAACTAGCGTGTTATTCACATCGTTACCGGCCATTGCTCCAATAATAGTCAATACTTCAGCCCCTCTAACGCCAGAAACATCCAAAGCATCAGAAGCTACATCTGTATGATTTGTGATCGTCTGTGGAGCCAGCATGTGCGGCGCATTGAATTGATTCTTTGTAGAAATATCTAATAGCATTTATTTTTCTCCTTAAATTTAAATTTTCCTTTCTCGTGCTGTCTACGATAACACATGAATTTTATAAGCTTCAAAATTCAAAACATCTCCACCGACGCGCTTACGCACATAGAAACCGACAAAAGGCTTATAAGTGTACGGATCACGCAGCATAGACAGACCAATACGGTCTACAACAGTGTAAGCGGTTTTAATATCCCCAAAAATCATTGCTTTAGCTCCGGCGCCAACTGCAGGAATATCAGCAGCGTAAGTCAAAGGATACCCTAATAGCGGCGCATTATTAAAACCAGCTTGGAAAATAGGCAGGAAAATATACTGCCCTAATCCATCTTTAAGCGTCATAATTGAAGACATTGACTGACGCTGAATAAAGAACCGCGCATTTGCATGATATGGTTCTTTAAGCGACGCAACCAACGTAACCAACTTATCAGCCACGAAAGCACCCGAGCTACCACTACCAACTTGCTCTACCTGACCCCAAGAAGTACCATTAGGATAGGATAACAAACCTTTCGGCTTTGCGGCACCATCGCCCGTTACAAATGCAGTAGCTTCAAAGCGTGCAAACTTATCAGCTACTTTTCCCATAAGCCAAGCTTCAGCATCAATTCCGGCATCTTCCAGAATTGTCTGTGTAGCTTTCGGTAAGGCATACTGCTCGTGCGCAATAATGCTCTTCTCTTTAATTTGAGGAGTATTTGTGACAGAACGCTCTGTCATCTCCCCAACCCACCCGCCAGTAGCCGCTTCGTCAATATCCACCGGATACTTTAACTCTGGTCCCGAAACTGTCTCCACAGTAGCAAACTGACGAATAGGCGAAGATTCAAAAATCTTCGTGATAATACGGTTCGACCAAACAGGGCGAATAAAGAACCCCCCATCTTGGTCATTACCGGCAGAAAGTGCTTTCATATCCAAACCACGATGCGCCGCTCCATCACCGTAGCGAATATACATAGGCAACGCTTTAGAATATGCAGCATAATTTTCGGCATAATCTGCAGGTAATTCTTGTCCTGGAGCTAAGGCACCTTTACGTACCAAAATAGTACGAGTAAATTCAGCCGCTTCTTTCTTCTGCGCTTTACTTTCATCTGTCTCTGGCGCTTCCGTAGCTAAACGATTTAGTTTAGTAGCGAGTTCATCGAATTGCTTTGTTAAAGCTTCGTGCTGTTTAGCAACATCTTCCGAAGCCTTCTTTAGCGTCTCTTCAAAAACGGAATCGCGCTTACCAAGAGCGGTAACCGTCTCTTCTAGCGTTTTATGAGTTTGCTGGAACTCATTCCAAGCTTTACCCATATTATCTAGTTGTGTCTTAACTTCTGCTTCCATTTTTATACTCTCCCTTTAATTAATTTTTTGCAAACATGGTTGCGTGCAATTTACTAATAGCATCTGCCCACTCTTTTGCATCGGCATCTGCTTTCTCGTCTTGGTCGGGGCGTGCAGGTGCAGGCGTAGGAGATGCTACCGGGGCCGTAATTAGCGGCGTGGGAGAATCTTCTGAGTCCTTTTGCGAAGCGTGACCAATTAAATTACTAATAATAGCGGTACCTTTGGCGTGCAATTTATTTGCACTCTTGTGCATTTCCATTGCTTGTCCATGATAGCCAATGGCATTCACTAAGGTCTTTTTAGTACTAGCACTAATGGCCGTGCCAACTTTTTCTTCTATGTCTTCATAAGCTTTAGATACGTCAATTCCGTGCTTCTTTGCAGCGGCGTGTATCTTAGCCAACACTGCGGCACGTTCGCCAGCAGGTATTCCTTGTGTCTGAGAAAATCTCGCTAAAGCATTTCTAATATGCCGCTTAGTTTTTTCGTCATCTCCTGGAAATAATATAGGCAACTTCCAGGTTCCGGTCTTTTCAGGATCGCCGACATAAGCAAAACTACTTGGTGACAAATCTACACCGTCAACTTTTTTGGTTTTGCTTTTCTCTTCATTTGACGTATCGTCTGAAGATTCGTCGGCATCGTCTGCTGCATCAGGATCTTGCGCCATGAATGTAAGCCACTTAGACCACCAACTAAGCATCGCGGTTGTGTATTGATCGTAGATCGTCTTAATTAAAGCTAGCTGCTTACTAGAATCTAGAGTTGTGTCGTCTTGAACAGAGCAGAGCGCATCGCACTTTGCACTTTCTATCGTCCAACGTAAATCGCATAATTCTCTCTCCGTCATTTCTTGCGTTAAAGCTTCATTAAAATCCATAGCTTTTTCTACAGATTCTTCTGTCGCTGATTTTACGGCTGTTAAACCGGCTTCTTCATTAGCAGGAAATGTAACAATAGAATATTCTACGAGAGCAATCTCTTTAAGATAACGAATACCATTTTCAATAGCTTTATCCACGATTCTAAAACCGATAGACAAACCTACGGGCAAATCTCTATCCATAGCGAACTTCATCCACTTATAGGCTTTTTCGCCGTCGGCGGAGTCTACATTTATTTCGCCAGATACTTTTAAACCTTTTTCATCTTCTTCAGCGGCCATATTAACGCCGACTGGGAGTGCCGAACTATGCTGCCATAAGATAGGCCATTTTCCTTTCTTTTGACCTATAGTACGCTTAAAGGCACCTTTAACTACCACGTCACCTTGCGAATCTTTATTCCCAAACGTGGAAGCGTAACCGTCAAATTTACCAGTCTCGTCAATAGTTTTAATACTAAAGGGAAAGGTTATTTCCTTTTCCACTTTTTGAGAATTACTTTTCATTGTAAACCCTTTCAAATTATTATTAAGCTCCAGCTTGCGGAGTCGGATACGCCGTAGGAGGCTTTACCACTACTGGGCGTAGTACTTTCGAGTCCGGTGTGTTAAGAGCTTCAAATCCCAATTCATGACGTCCTTCATCCGGAGTTATAACTGACGAATCAACTGCTTGCAGTATTCTCCCCCAAAGCGCGGTGCGCTCATCTTTAATTACATCAATATCATCTTTATCATACTGTATAAATAGATCATCACTAAATAGCGGAACTAACCACGCATTTAACTCGTCCTGAATATTATCCATCAGAGGCATAACGGTCTCGATCATTAAAGCTTTACGTGCCTCTTTTTGATTATTGTAAGTCTTATTTTGAACGTCGCCAATTAACTCAGGCGCTACCCCCATAAGAGAGCAGATACGCCGAGTATTCATTTTCTGGCCTTCGATCCAGTCCATATCTTTTTGGGTCATGCCCATTTGCTTCCAATCCATATCTCCGGTAAGAAGCAATTGTTTTCCGGCATTACCCGATCCAGCGTACTGTTCTTCTAATTGTTTTTTAAGTTCAGCTTCTAACTTTTCGTCGGTGGCCCCTTTAACAATGAAAGCACCACTAGGACGAGCGCCATTCTTAAGCATCTTATAATTAAGAATGGCCGCCTCATTCATTTGATCTATAACTCT